GAATCACATCTATTATCTAACATCACCAAAGGGTGAGTTGAGAACGGTGGACAAACTTCTCGCAGAAGACGTTTCTAAACGTAAGACCCGGACGTTTATGTGCGGTGATCTGGTGCTTTATCTGATCACTGTCATGACGTACGGGCTGCAACACGATAATTTCCTCAAAATGGCTGATAAGGCAGAATGGTCCGCGGTAGGAATGTCACCGTGGTACGGTGGGTGGAATCGTATGGCAGCGTATCTCTCTATTGGTCCGGTAGTGACGCCTAACTTTCATTGCTTTGACGTTAAGCATATGGAAGCATCCGTCAATGACCTTATCCAGACTGTGATTGATGCTACGCGTAATGAGGGTTTGTTGACTTATTCCAGGCATATGCTGGAATTCATCCATTTGAACGACATATCCCTTTATGTCATTGGTGTCTCAGGGTGGCTCTATTTGTTGTTAGGGAAGAATCCTTCGGGGAAATTCCTCACGGCAGATGACAACACATTGGCTCTCATTCTTGGACTCTTGTACGTAATTGCGTGTGATGAGCAGAATGTTCAAGCAGTGTTGGAGACCTACTTTAAGTCACCAGCCAAGTTGTTCGGAGATGACTCTATAATTCAAGATCGCGCTTGGGTGTCTAATGTGATACCCCGAATGCGTGATTTGGGTTTTGAGTTCGGTTATGAGTGTCCCGTTGGTCCTTTGCGAGATGCTCGTTTTCTGAATGCTGGCTTCCACTGGAGTGGTACCACGTGGTATTTCGAGCCAAACTTTGAAAAGCTTCGCGCTTCGATCTTCTTCCTTTGGAAGTCGAGGTCGTGGCGCTTGGCCTATGTAAAGGTTTGTGCTTACCGACAGCTAGTTTACCCTTATGTGCAGTACCGCCAGGAAGCAGATCGTTTGCTTAAGTACATCACCGACTATCATGATCATGATATGCGTGATGAAATTGCTTTTGACTCGACTCTCACCTACGGTTCGACTCGTTTGTCGCTGATGTCAGATCGCGACTCCGAGTTTTTGCATACCGGGTTCGAAACGACGCAACTTCCGTCGTTGGCTGTTCGAAGAGAGATGTATAGCAGAGTCCCCCGGGGGATGATGCTGACCTATGAGTGTTTTGGCGTCGATCTAAGACGTACGTGCTAAAAATAACTCAGGGTTCGTCTCTGTGTTCAACATGTTCTTATACTGTATTTTATGCCTCTGACTTGTCTGTGGTTTAGAACTGTGCTTGCTTTTTGTTTTGAACGTTTGTCTGACTGTTTTCCTGACCGTCTCACTACCAGCCTTACTGTTCTAGAGATTGTGTACTACCTTGTAGCTATCACTCTCTTTGTTGTTCAGTTAGTACTTCTTTGTACAGGGCGAAGTGTTTGAAATATCTTGCCTGTGAACATGTCTTCCTCTGATGTTGCTCGATCGGAACGTGTCTTGGAAAAAATTGGGTCGAGGCTCGGCCTCACCCCTGAAGGTAAGCAGTGGCTAATTGCTGCTGTGGATCCTTACCATGACACACCTGTCGATTGTCG